CCTTTACCATTCCATCTTGGAATTACTCTTAATTTCTTCACATTCTTAAATTTATTTAGTATCATTTCTTTAATCATATTTGCATTGTAATTTACACTTAGGACTGATAATATTTTTCTTCTTCTCTCGCGCAATTCTGCGTCATTCTCTTCGTCTGTTCCATCTGAAATAATATTAAGATTTTCTACTTTTTCAAGTCCAACATAACTTTCAGAGAATTTATTTATTTCTCCGATTCCACAATTTCCAATTATTCCAGCGATATTTGCAACAACATTAACATCGCTATAGCCAACTGTTCCAGTTTCTTTGTATGCCACTATTTTCGATTCAGCAATAGTGTATGTGCAATTGTTACTTGCTACCATCATTCCTTTTTGAATCAATGCACCACTTGTCCCATAAATTCTAACCGTTCCAGTTGCTACATTTGCCTTTTTCCTAAAAATATAGTCTTCTTTACAAATACTGTCAAGATAAATGCCTTCAGCCTTATCAGCATTGTAGTTCTTTGACATTTCATCATATAATTTCTGTTGCACAATTAATTCCGTGGAAAATGCTCTCACAATATCTGCCGTAAAACTTCCGGGAGTGTCATTGTACTTAATCATAAAATCGCCATTAAATATATCTGATACCAAACTATTTATATCATTTTCATAGACATCTATATCTTTTCTAGTTACCATTTCTTCACCTTCTTCCGATTAAAAATCCTTAAATTCAAATGTTTCAGAAATGTTCAACGTTTCTTTTTCTCCACCTTTTAATACAACATCGAACTCAAAACTTAATTTATCTTCTTTAAATTCAGAATAATAATTTATAATTGATTTTATATAATCGTGTTCTTTCAATGCAGATATTATCTCTCTTTTAATCTCACTTTGAGCATAATCTTGATACAGGGGATTTATGCCTTTGTACTTGTTAATTCTTACACCAAATGGAAATATATCCCTATAGTACACTCTCCAAGCATTTTTAGTAACAATCAAACATTTAATAACCCATTGTTTGACAATTTCCTTTTTTGTTGTTAAAAGAACCGGGGTTCCTTTTTCATAAACAAAATCACCTTTTTTAAAGTCCCACTTCAAATCAAAATAAACTTCAGAATTGTCATATTCCAAATTTTTGGTACTAGAATATATATCAAGAGCTGTAATCGCTGAATTAGGTAACATCTTATCCACCTGCCTTATTATAATAATAAGCCTTGTCTACCAAATAAAACTTTTTCTGATTTTTAAATTCATTTAAGATGACTTCATCTCCAACTTTTAACTCATCAGTCCACTTATTTGTTCCACTAGCTTTATATGTCCCTTTTGCCGTTATCTTATTATGTGTATTTCCGCCAGAATCCATGTTCTCACTATCAGTCACATCTATTTCAATATTCCCTTCAACTTCAAATTCTCTGGTATATCCTGCTACTTTTTCAAAAGCTACAACAATTCTATCCGCCTTTAATATTATTCTTTCATCAATTTGAACTTCTAAATTTGGAGGTGCTTTTACAACTTTTCCCAAAAAAGGACCATTCCAATCAGGATTGCTAAAATTTTTCCTTAAAATCCGAGCTAAATTATCAAAGGCCTTATTAGGTTCTGAATGTTTCGCTTCTTCAGGTTGCAACATTTCTTTATCCATAAAAATCACTCGCTTTCTCCTTCATTTTCTTCCAATTCTGCTACTAAATTTAAAGTTAAGCTCATAAAATATATCCCCATTCCGTAAAAACTGTATTTTTGACTAAAATTATGATTCACACTTTTAACTTCAAAAATTCCAGCAATACCGGTACTATTTTTAGGAATTTTAACCAAATCTCCTGCTCTTAAAACTGGTACTCCAGGAACTGTCAAAGTAAATGTTTTCTCAAGTTTATTTTTTTCTTTTAAAACATTTACAGCTTTTATAGGTTTTTTCTCTTTTTGCTTCTTTTTCGATTTTTTACTATCTTTTGCACTTTTACCAGATTTTTTATTAGCTTTATTATCTTTTTTACTAGAACTTTTGCTACTTTTTTTATTTCTTTTTGTGTTTTTAGCCATTACTTCTTACCTCTTGCTTTATTTCGTTTAGAAGTTTTAACCCTAGTTTTTTCAGCTTTTTTATTATTTTTCTTATCCTCTTTTTTATCAGTTTTATTCCTTTTGGTCTTTTCTCTACCTTTTTTAGCTGACTTATCTTGGTTGTTCTTCTCTTGCTTGACCATATACTGGAGCAATCCATATTTTTTGATATTTTCTTCATCTCTTGCTGTATCGACTTTATTCATTTTTTCATCATCTCCGTCTACGACAATGACACTATTTCTCATATTTTCAAAACTTACTGAATAATTAGGATCTTTTATAAAATTAAAAATATTTACAAATCCATCACCAATAAAAATTTTATATTCTTTGGGCTGTATTTTACCGTCTAAATATTTGTCGCTATTTCGTTTAGCAAAATGAAAAGCATTATCTGCAAAATAAAAATACCAATTTTCCTCGGAATCTTCTTTTATAGTTTCTATTATTTTTTTAATAATATCGGCGATACTTTCCTTATAATAATATTCATCAATTTTCACACTACAGGGTTCGATAGTTCCAACAGGCATATCAAATTCATTTAACATCTTTTTTATACATTTGTCTGCTTCTAAATTATCAAATTGAAAGATTTCAGATATTCTTAAAATATAAAAAGCAGGGTCATAAGCTGTAAATTTAGGAGCCTTGCTGTTTACACTAATTTTAGGAATTATCCCTTGAAATATCAGAGTTTCCATATTGTCATAAAGTTCCACAAAATAAGCTCCTTCATCCAAATCAATCGTGTGATATGGCATATCTTCCCTATAATTGTAAGCGAGTTCAAACTCCATTTGTGCTGTAATATTGTCGATACTGCTTGATAACTGAATATTATCTTTTACAATGCTTGTCAAATCACATCTTTTACTGTCCGGATCAGTTACTATTATTTTCATCTTTACCACTTACCTTGTAAAATAATTTTTCTTCAGTCACCTCAGCTTCTTCTATATCCGAAAACTCTGGAAACTCTTCAAATTCAATATCAAAATTTAGTGTTCCGATAGCGTCGAAACTGCACTCAAATTTATTCACAGTTGCAAGAAAATTCAGGTCAACAGGATTTAAAATAGAACTAAGAGTCCCTTTCCCTAATTTCCCTACTAAAATAACCCGTATCGGCTTATCAGATATTTCCAGTGATTTAAATAACAGGAATGTTGTAAACGGGTCAAGCAAATGGTGTGCCGCAAATTTATATTTTTGTTCCGGAATAAAAGAACTAAAAGCTAGAGACTGTAATTTCTTCTTATTTTTAAGTTTTAATATGCCATTTACGGTATCTATACTTTCCCATCCACCGATACTTTTAAATTTCATCTCACTAGGCGGAACTGGAAAAAGATAAAATTCTTTTAATTCTGATATCTTACTATTTATTTGTGAAAACAAGGCATTTCCACCTGCTATACTGTCAACTTTTCCTTTTAAATCATTCAAACCACTAGCTAACATTCCTTTCGCTTTTTCAATGAAATTGTTGTCACCAAGTTTTTGGGATAAAAAATCCATTGTGTTAAATGATTTATTTCCTAAAAATTCCAGCTCCTTATAATCAACATTCTCGTCAAATTTAATAAATATTTTATAATCCAGTAGTCCCATAACCTATCTATCCTTTCTGCAAACTTGCCGCAATTTTATTCGCTATCGCATCCCCGCTAGGAGCCGCTGGAACATTAACATTAATTTTAATAGCCCTTACTGCTCCTACAACTTCTCCTAATTTCCCAACAATTGCACTTCTAGTGGAAGCGATTTCACCTTTCAATGCGCTAATCTGACCTTTGATTTCTCCTAGAATACTGTTTCTAGTAGTATCAAGCGGATTTCCTTTTATATCTGCACTCACTTGTTTTACTGCTTGCTGTAAATTATTAAAAGCCGCAGGATCTATTTTCATTTGAGTATTCGTAAATGAACCAGGATCAACTTTCATCTGCATTTCATTGAATGCGCTTGGGTCTATTTTCATTTGGGTATTTGCAAGCGAAGCAGGGTCGATTGAAACTTTAGCTGTCGGATCAAGTTTTACTGTCTGCGATTGTGTATTTGCCAAGGGTTGCTGCTGCGGCATTTGTGGCATCTGCATACCCGCAAATTGACCATTAGCACCCATTTGTGCCATTTGAGTGTTAATTTGAGCATTTATATCAACCTGTTTTTGAGTGGGTTTCGATGCTTCGTTATTCAAGTCCTCCATACCCTTTTTGACTTCATTTATTGCTTCAGTAGCTTTTTGTGCATCATCTTTTCCAAATAACTTCTTAAAGAATCCACCAACTTTAGAAATAACATTCCCAAAAAATAAGAAAGTATTGATAATCCCTTTTATAGCAAATCCAAGTACACCACCAATTATTTGTGCCAAACCAACTAAAAGAGGCATTATAAATTGCAAAGCTCCTCCAACTACACTAGCTATTGTACTAAAAGCGCTTGATATAGTGGCAGAAAAAGTTTGCCCTTGTGCTCCAGCGAGTCCCGCCGCACTTGCAAAACTTCCAAAAAGATTAATGATAAAAGCAAAAATAGCATTGAAAATACTTCCTAGTATTGATATTCCAGCCCCAATTCCAGAAAATACCGCCGTTAATACACTTCCAAGCCCTTGAAAAGATGCCCCAAATTGACTTGCATTTGCTTGAATTGTTTGGAAAAATCCACTAATTACACCTGACCAGCTGCTAATTAACGGCATAAAGGACTGACCTATACTCGAAAAAGCCGTCCCTATTGCTGGAAGAGCCCCTTCAAAACTTTGAACCATTTGTGTTGCCATTGGAGTTATCGCTTGTCCTGCTTCTATCATTCCTTTTGCCATTGAAGCCTTCATCCGATTAATCGAAGGTCCTATTCCTTGGTCCATTTGCTTATATGCCTGTTCAGTTGCGCCATCAGAGTTTTGCATTTCTTTCATATTTTCTGCAAAATCTTTAGCATTTTTTCCAGTAACCGACAAGGCAAATGACCCTGCTTCAACACTTCCAAAAAATTCATTAATATTCTTACCACTTTTTTGCGCATGCTGATCCAATGCTTGCATAGCAGTTTGCAAATTTCCACCTTGTGCTATAAAATCTTTAAACGATTTACCTGTTGTGGCTTTAAATTCTTTAGAAGCCTTTGACGAACCTTTTGAAAATTCACTAAATGCAGCTTTCATCTGTGTCATTGTTTCACTTGTAGGCGTTCCTTTTGCTGTCATAGTTGCTACTACAGCGGTCAAATCACTAAACTGTACTCCTAAGCTGCTTGCTACAGGGGAAACTTGGGCAATACTGCTCGCCATTTCGCCAAAAGTAGTTTTACCTTTTCTTACCGCTGTAAACATTAAATCGCTTGCTTTTTTAGCACTTATATTCTTAGCACCAAAGGCGTTTACAACCGAACTTATACCATCCACGGCAATTGCTGTATCATTCAGACCAGATGCTATAGTTGCTTGCTGTGCTACATCCAAAAATCCCTTAACATCATTAGCCGCAACCCCAGCGGATAAAGCCTGATACATCGAAGCGGAAATATTATCAGCCGCTTGTCCATACTTTTGAGATAAATCCAATACATCTTTGCTTAATTTATCTTTAGTTTGCTGCGAAGCATTCGGTAACATCGTGTAAACCATGTTCATTCCTTTTTGAAAATTCCCTGAAGCTTGTACCGCTTTTACAGCAAAACCTGCTGTTGCGGCAGTAAGAGCACCAATCGCAACAACAGTTGCTCCAACGGGACCAGTTGCAAGTCCTGCAATTCCACTTAATGCAGAACCTAACGCTCCTACTCCGCCACCACTCGCACCAGCTTCAGCCGAAGCCTTCGCAATATTTTTTAATTTAGTAGCAAAATTCCCTATACTTCCACCAAGACTTCCAGTCAAAAAAGAAAAAGCCTTTTTTCCAAGACTTCCTATTTTTTTCAAAGGTTCTATTAAAAATTTAAGTTTTCCGCCTATCGCACTTATAAGCGAAGCTACTTTACCGCCAAAGGCTTTCATCAGTGAATTTCCTGTTCCCTCGGCAGCAGGTTTTACTTTCTTGATTTGCTCTCCACTTTTTCCCGCTTCGTCCCCCAGTTTTTTTACATCATCGGAAGCCTTTTTAGAATTGCTGGAAAGTTTTTCTGTATCTGTTGCGGTCTTTTGTGCGTCATCCCCTAGTTTCTTTACTTTTTCTCCTGAAGAGTTAGCACTATCCGCCGCTTTTGATAAACTTTCTCCTAATTTTTCATTACTAGCTGAACCTGTTTCAGCCGCCTGTGACAATTCCCCGAAACTTTTTGCAAGTGAACTGAATTTTGATATAGCTTCGTCTATCCCGTCAACTTTGACTTCCATAGCCACGACATTTCCACTATCCGCCATACAACATCACCCCCATTTTAGAGTATTCGGAAAATCTCTCATTTTCTTTTTCCTGTAAAATCTCATAAGCCGCTATGTAATAATCCCAGATATAGCCATCATGTATTTGGCTAAAATCAGCAGGTGTCCATCCTTTTTGCATATAGTAAATAATTGCATTAAGTTCAGAATCAAAAATATTTTGACTTATTTTTTTTTTAATTCTACAACATTTGGATTTTTACTGCTTTCAAAAAGAGCGGTCTGTTTATTTATAACTAGAATTAATATTTCCATAATCTCGTTGTCAGTAAAAAAACTTTTAATAATCCCTGCTCTGCTTTGTGCTTTTAATTCCACCATCAGCTCCCCTGACAAATCTGTAAAATTAGGTTCCACGAAAGTATCAAATAAATAATCGCAAATAACAGCATTTGATTTTGTAATTTTTTCGGCAAATATTCGTTCTATTTCTTTTTTTGAAATAGTAAAATCCGTAATTCCAATTTTACCGCAAAGCTCTATAAAGGCTTTAAAGTCAGGAACTTTTAATTTAAAGACAGTGTCTTTATAGCTTTCTAAAGTAAATTCTACCAATGATTTTTCTTCACGAATTTTATTCGCTTCTTCACGCCTTTTCAATAATTCCTTTAAATCCATAACTTACTCCTTTCTTTCTAAATTAACT